GTTAACGGTACTCCTATCGACGTTGAGCTACTCAAAGTTCAGATGATGGAAGACTTCGCTAAGGATAAGATCCGTAAGAGCATCGACCAGATTGGTTTGATGGCTAAGATCTACGGTACAGGTATTGGTGAACTCGTTGTTAAGACAGTTAAAGAGTACGTACCATCTACTCAGCCTATCCCCGGTGTTACAGGTCAGGCAGCTATCGGTGTGATCGAGAAAGATCGTATCTCCGTTACCCTGAACCCTATCAACCCTAAGAACTTCTTGTTTGACCCTAACGGTACATCGGTGGATGACTGTATGGGTGTAGCTATTGAGAAGCCTGTGGGCTTGCACAAAATTGTAGCAGGTATGGAATCTGGTATCTATCGCAAGGTAGACATCTCTCCTTACATGGACGATGACTCTCTCGAAGCTACTCAGGAACTCCGTCAGTTCCAAGACAACAAAGCTACCATCATCACTTACTACGGCTTAGTGCCTCGTGAGTACTTGATGCAGATGGAAGGCGATGGTAAGGAAGTTGTTGATCTCTTCCCTGAAGACTCAGCAGCTGATGACTACTCTGACCTCGTGGAGGCTATCATTGTTATCGGTAATGGTAATCTCCTCCTGAAGGCTGAAGAGAATCCTTACATGATGAAGGATCGTCCTATCATGTCGTACCAAGACGATACTGTTCCTAACCGTCTGTTGGGTCGTGGTGTTGTCGAAAAAGCGTACAACATGCAAAAGGCTATTGATGCTCAGTATCGTGCATACCTTGACTCATTGGCTTTGACTACATCGCCCATGATCGCTATGGACGCTACTCGTCTTCCTCGTGGCGCTAAGTTCGAAGTTAAACCCGGTAAAGCACTGCTCACCAACGGCAACCCATCTGAGATCATGATGCCGTTCAAGTTCGGTTCCACAGACGGTAACGCTCCAGCGGCAGCTCAGAACTTCGAGCGTATGTTGTTGCAAGCCACTGGTACGATGGACACGAATGGTATGATCTCCCAAGTCTCACGGGACGCCTCCCAAGGTGGTATCTCGATGGCTGTGGCTTCTTTGATTAAGAAGAACAAGCGTACTCTGACGAACTTTCAAGAGGACTTTCTGTCTCCTTTCATCAAGAAGGCAGCATTCCGCTTCATGCAGTTCGATCCTGAGCGTTACCCTTCAGCTGACTTGAACTTCGTGCCTACAGCTACTTTGGGTATCATGGCTCGTGAGTACGAACAATCTCAGTTCATCGCTCTCTTGCAGACTCTCGGCCCCAATACACCAGTGTTGCCTTTGATCTTGAAAGGTGTGATTGCTAACTCTAGCTTGAGTAACCGTGCTGAGATGATTGACGCTCTCGATAAGATGGCTCAACCAGATCCTCAGGCTCAAGAGATGCAACAAATGCAGCAACAGTTGGCGCTTCAGGCAGCTCAGGCTCAGATTGCAGTCAATACGACACAAGCTAAACGTAACGAAGCTGAGGCTATCAACACAATGATGGAGACTCAGTTGAAACCTAAGGAGGTAGAGGCTAAGATTATTGCTTCCACGACTCAAAATCTTCCTAATAATGATGAATTAGCTAGCAGAGAGTTCTATAAACGTGTTAAAATTGCTGACTTAATGCTTAAAGAAGCTGACATCTAGAACAAAGCGAAGATCGTTGAGTTACAGATGAGCAAACAAAATCAAGAACAGAATCAATCTGATGCTGATTTCCTGAAAAGTCTGACTGAAGGGTTTAATAAATGAAATTAGAAGATTTGGAAGCCAAATTAGGCATCTCCCCTAATTTGAGCGATGAAGATAAGCTTGCTCTTGTCAAAGATTTACAAGCTAATCTACCATCTTTAAAGAATAGTCTAGTAAAACTAGAGACTCAGACACAAGCTAACCTTGTTAAACAGGCAATTAAGAAAATTCAAGAGAACTTAGAAAATCGTTTTAACGAATTATCAGGTTTTGTTGAAAATAAAGCCAAGAGCGTCACTAATGGTAGGGATGGTCTTCAAGGCCCTAAAGGTGAACAAGGTGATAGAGGCTTAGACGGTGCTCCCGGCATTCAAGGCCCTCAAGGTATCCCCGGTAAAGAAGGCCCACAAGGGGAACAAGGTATTGGTGTAGCTGATGCTCGGGTTGACTTTGATGGTTCACTCATCATTACGCTCACAAACGGTAATGAAATCAATGCTGGTGAAGTTCTTCCTTTAGATACCACTGAGAAACTCAAGGTTTACTTCAATAATCCTGCTATTAGCGGTTCATCTCTTCCATCTCAAACAGGAAATGCAGGTAAATTTTTAACGACAGATGGTACTGATGCTTCATGGGCTACAGTCACTAGTAGTGGAGGTACTGTAACTTCAGTCAATGTTTCAGGCGGCACAACTGGGCTTACTACTTCCGGAGGCCCGGTAACAGGATCTGGAACGATTACTTTAGCTGGTACATTAGCTATAGCAAACGGCGGTACAGGTCAGGCTTCGCAAACTGCTGCTTTTGACGCGCTATCACCTACGACAACAAAAGGTGATTTGATTGTAAGCAATGGTACAGATAATGTTCGTCTAGCTGTAGGCACTAATTCTTATGTTTTAACTGCTGATAGCACTCAAGCTAGTGGTATTAAATGGGCTGCTGCTTCTGGAGGCGGTGGTGGTATCTCCAGTGCAAATATCCAAGAATTTACATCCGTAGGTACATCCACATGGACTAAACCTTCAGGGGCTAAGTTTGTTTACATTATTGCTTACGGAGGCGGAGGCGGAGGCGGCTCTGGTCGTCGTAGAGCTGTTGCTTCAGTTGCTGCTGGCGCTTACGGAGGTGGCGGCGGAGGAGGCGGTGGCAGGTCAGAATTATGGATTCCTGCAACTGAGTTAGGAGCTACAGAAACAGTAACAGTTGGTACTGGCGGTACTGGCGGGGCTTCTAAAACAGTTGATAATACATCAGGATATGTAGGAGCAGATGGAACCAATAGTTCAGTAGGAATTTGGATTGTAGCAAGGGGCGGATTATTTGGTAATGGCGGCGCAACCGCTAATGCTTTTGCAGGTTCTGGAGGAAGCTCAGTTGCTGTTAATTACACAGGAGCATCTCTTTATGAGTCAGGAACAGGTGCTGCCGGATCAACTTCAACAGGCAGTCCAGCCTCAAGAGGAGGTTATAACGCAGGAGGAGGTGCAGGCGGCGGCGGATTTGCAGCTAACGTCACGACTGAAAGCTCAGGAGCAGTTGGTGGTAAAGGCGGAGCAGCATTAACATCTTCAGTTGCATTAACAGGAGGCGGAGGCGCAGGAGGCGCAGGACATGTTTCAGGATCAAACGGATCTAACGCAACAACCTATTTTGTTGGCGCTGATGGCGGCGGTGGCGGTGGCTCTGGTAACTTAGTTGCTGGCGGAGCTGGCGGCAATGGAGGATTTCCCGGTGGCGGTGGTGCGGGAGGAGGCGCAGGACATGGCGCTGATTCAGGCGCTGGTGGTACTGGCGGTAACGGCTATGTTCGTATTGTTACATTCTTCTAAAGGGATAACATGCCACAAAAACAATTTTTACTAAACGCAGATGGTTCTATTCCAGCTAACGTAAACGTACAGGCACTTCAAGACGCAGGTATTCCCTTGGTGTTACCTACACCTATGCCTAGACAAGGGGGTATGGTTGCTGTTGAGCAAGAACCGCAGCAGATTGATGGTATATGGAAACAAGTGTGGACACTTGAGCCAGCACCTGAGCCTGAACAAACGGAAATAATTGAAGAATAGTATTAAAAACTATTGACAAGAAGTAAAAAATAGTATACATTACGTTCTTATTAACTAATAGGTTCTCCTACGGGATACTCCCTTTACATGGAAAAAGAACTAACAGTACAAGATTTATCGAAATTCTACGATGATGCCTTCGACATGATGTCCACTCAAGGGTGGAAAGATCTCATGGAAGACATCCTCAAAGTAAAGAATAGCTACGACAAACTATCCTCTGTCACGGAAACACACACACTAGACTTTCGTCGTGGGCAGATGGATATTTTGAACTGGTTATATGGCTTGAAGGAAGCCTATGGTCGTACTTATAAGGATCTTCAAGAGACAGGTGAGGTGTAACAATGCCTCGTCGTATCTTTGAATTTGTTTGTGAGAATGGTCATCGCACTGAAGCTTTTGTAGATACGGAAGTCCACGCAACTCCTTGTAAGGAATGTGGCTCTGAGGCGACAAGGGTTATGAGTGCACCTACTATGAAGTTAGAAGGCTGGACAGGCTCTTTTCCGACAGCTTATGACTCATGGGAACGAAAGCGAGCTGAAAAGCTTGCCGTAGAAAGAAAGCAGAACTCATAAGTTTTATACCGGGTTCGTATTTTAAATATAGTGTCCTAGAACCACATTTTATACGTGGCAGGAAAAAGGAATTAGTATGTTAGTAGATGATAATGAAGATAGTACTCTAGGTGAACTCGACGTAGTTGAACAACTCACCACACCGCCTAAGATTGAAGAGGATCACGTAGTAGAAGACACAATCCCTGAGAAATACAAAGGGAAGTCTCCACAAGAGATCATCAAGATGCACCAAGAGGCTGAAAAGCTCATTGGTAAACAGGCACAAGAAGTTGGCGAGGTTCGTAAACTTGCTGATGAATTGTTGAAACAGAGTCTCTCCAGTAAAGCTGCTACACCTACTGAAGTAGAGCCTGAAATTGACTTCTTTGAAGATCCTCAGAAGGCAATTCGTAATTCTATTGACAAGCATCCAGATGTTCTCGCTGCACGACAAAGTGCTCAGGAATTTAAGAAGATGCAGATTCAACAGAAGCTAAGTCAGAATCATCCGGACTTCGGTAATATTGTCCAAGATCCTGAGTTTGCAGAGTGGGTAAAACAGTCTCCCATCCGCACTCAGTTGTACGCTAAAGCCGATGCAGAGTTTGATTACGACAGCGCAAACGAGTTGTTGTCTACCTTTAAGCAGATTAAGCAAGTTAAGACGCAGCAGGTAGCAAACAAAGGTAAAGAGACAGTGAAGCAGAACTTAAAAGCTGCTACTGTCGATACCGGTGGTACTGGTGAATCATCGAAGCGAGTTTATCGTCGGGCCGACCTTA